AGCGAGCGCAAGCGGCGCAGCGGCCTCCGCAGCCGGATCCGAAAATGATGCGGGTGCAGCAGCAAGGGCAGGCTGACCAAGCGCGGCTGCAGCTGGATGCGCAGAAAGCGATGGCGGAGGACCAGCGCGAGCGGCAGCGCATTCAGTTGGATGCGACCAAGGCGGCGCTAAGTGCGCAGCGTGATGCGATGAATGGGGGTGTGTTGTGAGCGCATATTTAGGGTCAGCGGCGGCGGTTGTGGCGGTGACGCCGAGCGACACGGTGGACTTTGCTGAGGGCGTGTGCCGGGCGCTGTACATCGGCACGGGCGGGGCTGTAGTGGCCGTAGTCAACGGTACGGCTGTGACGTTCGCCAATACGCAGAGCGGCAGTGTGGTTCCCATCCAGGCAAGCCGTGTCAACAGCACGAGCACGACGGCATCCGACATCGTGGCGCTTTACTGATGTTCATGGGGATTGGTCTGCCGCTCTATAATGCGGGCAATGCAGGCGGGCCAGCGTTTGTGCGTGAGATGCAATTGTACGGCGCCACGGACGCCTGGGACTTTGTCACGGGCGCTTATTTGCGCTCCAGCGTAGTCACCACCGACCCCGGCCTTACCGTTACGCGTGCTTCTGAAGGCTACGCGGAGACATCTGACGGGCGGCTGGTCAAGTTTGGCTCTGGCGTCCTGAGGCGGACGGATAAAGGCGTGCTCGTTGAGGGTGCGCGGACGAATTTGCTTCTGAGAAGTCAGGAGTTTGATAACGCAACTGGTTGGCCAACATTAACTAACGCAACGGTTACAGCCAATTCAATTGCAGCGCCAGACGGGACGTTAACGGCTGATACGTTAACAGACAATACCGTAAACGGATTACACAGAATTGTCCCTGCTGGTATCAGCATGACATCTGGCACCGTTTACACACTAGGTATTTTTGCCAAGTCTGGCACTGATACAAAATTTCAATTGGCTATTCCGGTTAGCGTGCAATCAAGCGGCGTATACGCCAATTTTAATCTATCTAACGGGACAGTGAGTGCGTCTGGAGGAACCGTTTTGCCGTCTATTCAAGCGTTGGCAAACGGCTGGTACAGATGCTCTATAACAATAACGGCGGATGGGTCGGCGACGACAGGCCCGTTTCTTGTTTATCGCATTGACTCTATCAACGCCAGTGCGGCTCCAAGTTATGCTGGCACTGGTACATCCATCTTCATCTGGGGCGCTCAACTAGAAGCCGCCTCCTTCCCCTCCTCTTACATCCCCACAGAGGGAAGCACAGTAACGCGGGCGGCTGATGTAATCACGGCTGTCCCGACAAGCGGGACGGATTACCCGTTGAGCCTGTTTGCGGAATTTCAAAGGGTGGTGGGTACGGGGGGCGGAGAGCACTATTTCGACGTTGCCGCAACGGCGGCAAGCAACAACAATAGAACCTCTCTTTTTGTAGCGGGCGATGATGTTTGGCAGGCTGGCATTGTTACGACTAGCCAGCAAGCTGGGCTAAGGCCTAGCGGCACCGCCGCAATAAACACCGTTCAAAAGTTCGCGGCCAGAGCTGCACTTGACGACGCCCGGGCAGCAGCCAATGGAACACTCAGCGCACAAGATACATCGGTCGTATTACCGACAACACCGACCATTGCGTATTTCGGGCAACGACCGGATGGCGCACTGAAGCCGTTTGGTTATCTTCGTCGAGCAGCTATAATCCCCTCAGCCCTTACAGATGCCCAGCTTCAAGCCATAACGGGGGCCTAACATGTGGAACCAGTCCCTCATAGATGCGCCAATCCCGATCCCAATTTACGGCGACGAGATCACCGACGACGAGGGCCATACCTACCGGCCCATTGAAGGCTACGAGCCCGGCTACCACGTCAATGTCGCGCCCAGCGTCTACACCGCAGAGATGGAGCCCTACGTGGTGACGCCAAGCCTTCCGCGCAGGGTGTTTGCGGGGGCGGAGACGATGTTTCTGCGCTTTGCGGATGAGGCCGAGGCAAAGGCGCTGTTGGGGGCGTATTGGGTGGAGCAAGGCGAGCTGTGAGGCAACGCCTTTGCCGCGTCTGCGGCGGTTGGCATGAGTTGGACGCGCCTTGGCCGAGCGCGTGTGCAGCGCATTGGCCGTCGCCTGCATCGCCGTCCTCTTTGCCCCGCCCGTATGTGATCCGCGACAGCCTGCCGGGCGGCGTGTCGGGCATGCGCTCGATGGCGGACGGCCAAATGTACGACAGCCGCTCGCGGTACCTGCAATCCTTGAAGGGCAAATACGAGGTGGTCGGCAACGAGCCGCTGCGGCCGCACGCGCCAGCGGAGCCGACCGGCGTGGGCGAAGCGATCCATGAGGCTGGCAAGCAATTAGGGTATTGGGAATGAGCGACGACTATCAGCAGCAGGATGCAGCGCCAGAGGCTGCGCCCCAGGACGCAGCGCCAAGCCTACGCGATCAGATTGGGGCGGCGCTGGAGCAAAGCGGGTTCGTGGGACGCGAGGAGGCGCCCGCAGAGACGCCGGCGCAGCGCGAATATCGCCGCGATCAAGCGGGCAAGTTTGCCAACGAGCAGACTGCCGTCGTAAAGCCTCCGGCGTGGTATAAGCCGGACTACGGCGTCGAGTGGGAAAAGCTGCCTGATCCGTTTCGGCAAGCCCTGTACGAGCGCGAGCGGGCCTTTAGTCAAGAGATCCAGCGCAGAGCGGAAAGCGCAAAGCCTTGGCAGTCTTTGCAGGAAAGTTTGGGCGAGTTTTCCAGGGAACTGCAAAACTATGGAATGCAGCCGACTGATTACTTTGCGCAACTGCACAATATTAACCAGTCTCTAAGGCAAGAGCCGGTTGCGACTTTGCAATGGCTGGCCGGCGAATACGGGGTCGACTGGCAGTCGCTTGTGGACGCGCAGTATCAGCGCCAAGCGACGCAGGATCCAGAGGTCAGCACGCTTCGGCAGACAGTGCAGCAGCTGGAGCAACAGCTGCGGCAGTTTCAGTCGATGACGCAACAAGAGCGGCAGCATCAAGCGGTCGCTCAAGTCGACGCGTTCTTTAAGGACCGTCCTCACCGTGACCTAGTGCAGCAAGACATGGCGATGCTGCTCCAGAACGGACGGGCGCAAAACCTGGAGGAGGCGTACGACATGGCGGTGCGGCTACACCCGCAGCTTGGTCCAAGCATGCTCGCAGAGCAGCAGCGAGGGCAGGCGCAGCGGGCCAGGGCGGCGGCTGTCTCAAGCGTTCGCGGGGCGCCATCGCCCGGCGCGAACGGTTCTGCAAAACCCGGCGACCTTCGCTCGACGCTGGAAGCGGCGTGGGAAGGTCTGATTTCTTAACATTCTAGGAGGGGTCGATGACTTCGCCCAATCTGTCGGAGATCGTCACCACGACGCTCCGCAATCGGTCCGGCGCGCTGTCGGACAACGTGACTGAAAACAACGCTTTGCTGCGTGAGTTGAAAAAGCAAGGCAACGTCAAGCCGTTTCGCGGCGGACGCTCGATCGTGCAAGAGATTGAGTACGCTGAGAACAGCACGTTCAAGCGCTACAGCGGGTATGAGGCGCTGAACATTCAAGCCTCGGACGTGTTTACGGCGGCCGAATACGACATCAAGCAATACGCTGTTGCGGTGACGATGTCGGGCCTCGAAATGATCCAAAACAGCGGCAAGGAACAGGTCATTGACTTGCTCGAGGCGCGGATCAAGAACGCCGAAAAAACCATGATGAACCAACTCGCTGCTGACGTGTACAGCGCGGGCACGTCGGATGGCGGCAAGCAGATCGGCGGTCTGCAGGCGCTCGTTGCGGACAGCCCCAGCTCGGGCACAGTGGGCGGCATCAACCGCGCGTCGTGGTCGTTCTGGCGCAATCAGACCTACGACGTGTCGAGTGAGGGCACGGCGACGACGGCGCAGACCATTCAGGCCAACATGAACGAGGCGTTCCTGAAGGTCACGCGGGGGCAAGACAAGCCGACGCTGATCATTGCGGACAACTCCTATTTCAGCCTCTACTGGAACAGCCTGCAGGCGATCCAGCGGATCCAGCGCACCGATCGCGGCGCGCTCGGCTTCCAGGAGCTTGATTTTGCGGGCGTGCCGGTGATTGCGGACGGCGGGTACGGCGGCAATGCGCCGACGGGTTCTAACCTGTCGTCGAGCCGCATGTATTTCCTCAACACCAACTATTTGTTCCTGCGCCCGTATCCCGAGCGGGACATGAAGCCGATCGGCGACGATCGGTTTAGCACGAACCAGGACGCCATGGTGAAGTTGATCGGCTGGGCCGGCAACATGACCATGTCCAATGCGTTCTTGCAGCTTGTCTTTTTTGAATAGGAGGGGGTCATGAACCTCATCGGTGCGAACCTGACGGCCACGCCGGCCGATACTGAGACGCCCCCGTTTGCGGTGGGCATGCGTCTGAGCGACCATCAAGGCTATGAGTACCTGTACGTCCACGCCAACGGCGCGATCGCACAGTATGACTGCGTTGTGGTTGACGAGGCGTTTGAGGCTTACGCCATCACGGCGGCGCTTGCGACGGATCATCCGACTGCAGCGGTCGCGCAAGTCGCGCTGGCCGATAACGACTATGGCTGGGTGATGACTAGGGGCGTCGGCCAAGTCAACGGCCTCGCCAACTGCGCGGCCGAGGTCCAGCTCTACACGTCGGCCACGGCGGGCTCTCTGGATGACGCAGACGCTTCGCAGGTTGCGGTGATCGGCATTCGCCTCAGTGCAGCCGTAGGCGGATCAGCGGCCGCGGCGGCCTGTTATCTCGACAACCCCAAGACCGTCGTCGCGTTCGACGGCGCGTAAGGAGCCTTAGATGTCTGCTGATGCGTATCTCCCGACCCCGGACGGCAACATTGCGCGGTTTGAAATGGAGCGCGTGGTGAACCGCAAGGGGGCGGAGGCGGCCGGCCGGCCGGTGTATGACACGGTCACGACCATTGTCGTCACCAGCCCCGGCCTGACCAAAACCGAGCACGCCGCTTGGATCCACAAGCAAATGCATGATGGATCCGAGCGCCGCAACGAGAAAGTCTGGGCTTTGTACGGGTCCACCTTTGAGATGTGGCGAGACAATGTGCGGCCGACCCAACACGGGACGCCGCTCGATGCGTGGCCGGGACTGACGCGTCAGCAGATTGAGACGTGCGAGCGCAACCGCATTACGACTGTGGAGGCGCTCGCATCGCTCCCTGACAGCGCCCTGTCGGTGCTTGGCATGGGAGGGCGCACTTTGCGCGACAACGCCGCGCGGTTTGTGCAGGAGCAAAGCGGGGGCGCGGTGCACGCCATGCTGTCGCAAGCGCATGACCAGATCGCTGAGCTGCGCGAGCAGATTGAGCGTCTGTCGGCCAACCAGGGCGCGCCTGCGCCGCGGCGGCCTCGCTCGCGGCGCGCAGCGGCTTCTGAGGCGGCTGAGCCGGCTGAGGTTGTCGAATGACGGTTTTGACGGCGGTTCAGGCTGCAGCGCCCCTTGTGTCGCTGCAGCCCCCGTCGCAGCTGTTTGGGTCGTCGCAGGAGACCCAGATCCTCCTGCGCACCCTCGCAAACCGCGAGTTGACTGAGCTTGCGCGCCGTCACGATTGGCCGCAACTGCTGGCCGAGCACACGTTCTTGACGAGCGGGGTGGAGCTGCAGTCGGGCGGGTTTGCAAGCGACCTCGATCGGATCATTGAGGACACGTTTTGGAACCGCGACACGGACTGGCGCGTCGTCGGTCCTTTGACGCCGCAAGAGTGGGCCTACCACAAGACCCAGGGGCTCACGTCTGCGGTCGTGCATATGTGGATGCGGCGGGGCAATGAGCTTTACATGTACCCCGCGCCAGGCGCCAATCAGACGCTCGCATACGAGTACATTCGCAACACGCCGGCGCTGGACAGCACGAGCGTCCCCAAAGCGGCGTTCACGGCGGACATGGATGTGTGTCGCCTGCCCGAGGAGCTGATTACGTTGGGCGTCGTGTGGCGCTATCTGCAGCAGAAGGGCATGGATTATGCTGAGGCCTTGAAAACGTATGAGTTGCGCGTACAGAGCGAAATCAACGCCACCCGCAGCAAGCGCAAAATGAACATCGTGCCCGGCTCGACATTTAGGGGCAAGGACATTGTCCCTGAAGGGGATTGGACCCTGTGAGGACGGCGCTCAAGCGGACGGTTGGCCCTCGGCTGGCGGCTCCGCTCAAGCGGCCCGCGATTTCGCGCACGTTGCCGGCGCCGGTTGAGGGGTGGGATACCGAGAGCCCGTTTGGCGAGTTGCCGCTCACGCGCGCGACGGTGATTGACAACTGGATCCCGCGCGGTTCGACGATCGAAATCCGCAACGGCTATGCCGGGCATGCGACCGGCATGACCGACCCCGTGGAAGCGCTGGTGGCGTACAATGGCGGGGCGGTGAGTAAGATGTTCGCGGCCACGGCGACGGACGTGTACGAGGTCACGTCTGCCGGCGCTGTCGGGTCTGCCGAAATCAGCAGCCTGACGAATGGGCGGTGGGTCTCGGTCAATATTTCCACGAGCGGCGGCGCGTATCTGTGGATGTGTAACGGCGCGGACGACCCGCGCACGTATGACGGCTCGTCTTGGGCAGTCCCGGTTTTGACCATGCCGGCCGGCTTTACCGACAATGACATCCTGTACGTCTGCGAAAGCAAGCAGCGTCTCTTTTTTGTGCTCAAGGACAGCCTGACGTTCGGCTACCTTCCGGTCGACACGATCGCCGGCACGGTGGCGAGTTATCCGCTGGGGTCTGTGTTCGGGCGCGGTGGCAAGTTGATCGCGATCGCCACGATGACGCACGACGGCGGCGCGGGGCCGGACGACTATACGGTGTTTTTGACCGATCAGGGCGAGGTGGCGATTTTTCAGGGCGTCAACCCTGGGGGCAGCGGCACCTGGTCGCTCGTCGGGCGGTGGTATGTGGGCGAGCCGTGCGGGTATCGCCCCTTTGTGGATCTAGACGGCGATGTCGGCGTGATCACGCTGAATGGCGTGGTGCCAATCAGTCAGGCTTTTGCGGCGCATGAGGTGATTGAGCCGCCGCGGTTTCTCACGGCCCGCATTTCGACCCCGTTTCGCGCCCGCGCGTCAGCGGGCCGGTCATTCGCCGGCTGGCAGGGCCTGTATTACCCGGCAGGCGATTTGCTGATTGTGAATGTGCCGACGGCGACAAGCGCAGAGCAGTATGTACGCGCGCAGATCACAGGCGGCTGGACGCGGTTTACCGGCATCCCGGCCGTGTCGTGGCTGGTGTTTGACGGCGCGCTCTATTTTGGCTGCACGTGCGGCAATGTCTGGAAATATACGGGGTTTGCCGACGACGGCGGCGACATCGAGGCGACGTTGCAGACCGCGTGGACGAGCCTGGGCGCGTCCGGTGTGGTCAAGCGGTGTACGGCGGTGCGGCCAATTGTGACGACGGCCACGGGGGCGGAGATCGCGTTTGTCGCGCGCACGGATTTTCGCTCAGACCCGCCCTTGCCGTCGCCGGACGCCTCAACGCTGACCAATGGCTTGGTGTGGGGTACTGGCGTGTGGGGCACGAACGTCTGGGGCGGCTTGGACGAGGGCGCGCGGCAATGGCGGTCGCTGAGCGGCGTTGGTCACACGATCGCTCTGGTGATGCAGGTCAAGTCCAATCAATCGCGGGTCGCGTTGCAGGGGATCGACTTGATCGTTGAGCCGGGGACGCTGTTTTGAGGGCGGTGCTGGACCGCTCCGCAGAGCTGGTGGCCTGGGCGGCGCAGCGGCTGCCGGTCGTGCGCGAGCAGGGGTTTCCAAGCGGCGCGTCAGCGATCGGGGTCGAGGCGGAGGATGGCCGCCTGATGGGCGTGGTGGTCTTCCACGACTATCAGCCGGCCTATGGGACGCTGCAGGTGAGCGCGGTCGCAGAGGATCCGCGTTGGATGCGGGCGCGCGACGTCTTTGCGCTGATGTTTGACTACGCGTTCAGGCATTGCGGAGCGCGCAAGCTGTACAGCGTTACACCCGCCTCTAACCAGCGCGCGCTGCGGTTTGTCTGGGGTTTGGGGTTTAAGCCCGAGGCGCGACTGCAGCTGCAGCTCGGGGCGGATGACGCGGTGATTTCACGGCTTTTCGTTTGGGAGCACTACGGTGAGCAAACCAAGACCG